GCTGAGGAGTCAAAAGATTCTGAAAAGAATCCTGGGCCAGCAGCTCCCGAACCTCTGGCAATTGCTCCCGTGGGGAATGGAAATCCGCCAGACGATTTGCAAAGAGCGTTGGAGGAGGCCGCAAAACATAGACAAATCATTGAGAAGCAGAAATTCATTAATGAGTCGTTCAAGGTGATCGACAGTGGGACGATCAAAGTGAACAATGGTAAAAGCGGAGCAACAGTGCAGCTGAAAGTTATAGAGAAAGCAGCAGCGCCGCCCAAGCCTTTGTCTAACGCTGAAAAGCGTAGGCTCAAGCGCGAAAGCGCAACCCAATCCCAGAAGAAGAATGTCCTGGAGAGTGCTCCTAGTGCAGAGGAGAGAAAGCAAAGTGCCATCAACATGTTTGCAAGTGTCCTCAAGGCCAGCAAGGTCTCAGAGGAAACGGTGAAGCAATTGATGGAAACGCTTGGTAAACAGGATTTTCGGTCCCAGTAGGCATGGCGAACCTACCTGAGGGAGAATTCGCTTGGGTTAAAGAACCCAGTGTCATTAATCCGGAAGATGACGTGGCGGCACAGCTGCGTTACCACGGAAGGACTGACACGAAACCGTTCAGCACAAAGGACAGACAAGCTCAAGTGGTTGAGATTGACTCCGACCTCGCAGATGTGCTTGGAACCGAGCAGTTCTGCTTACCCGCAACGGGCGGGCAAGCAGAATTGTCCTCGTTGATTCAACACATGCGGGGGCGTCGAGTCCCAACTACCAGCGTCAGTAACTTGACAGCCATTGCTTTGGCTGGTCAGTATCCAGCCGTACAAGTTTGTCTGGACCGTAGAGAACCGCTTTATTGGAAAAAGCTACTATCTACAACGAATGTACAGGCCACGCCAGGCTATCCGTATTCCGAGGAGCACAAAACAAATGCTTCTTTGTTGAGCAACCCGGCAGCAACGGAGGCAATAGTCCGCTTGGCTGCATGGCGCATCAAGATACTTATGGAGATTGAGCCGACAGTGCTAGTGCGATCTTTGATCGAGGACCCTACATGGGTGATCAAAGCAAATCTGCGCGACGTCACTCGGGTCATGATCAAGTACGATGTGCAGCCAGCACGAAAGATCATCACAGGGAAATTCCGCTTGGTTAATAGCGTGTCTTTGTGTGATCAACTTGTGCAAAAGTGGTTTTGCCAATTGCAGGATGATCTGGAGATCGACCATTGGGCACAGATTCCTTCCAAACCTGGAATGGGACTCACTGACTCGGATGCTGCGGCGCTGAAAAGTTACGTGGCAAGTGCGGGTCTCAATCTCATGTCAGATGCGAGTGCATGGGATTTCAGTGTTAGCACGGATAACATGATGGCGCAGGCTGTAGGTCGGGTCGCCAAAGCTGCCAACGGCGGGGAAATTAGCGCGGGATGGAAACACCTCGTGCTTAACGACGTTTGTTTGTCATGTTATAGGATGATCATGCTTAGTGATGGTCGGTTGTATTCGATGGTCTATGGGGGCACCATGCCTTCTGGCGCGAAATACACAGCTAGCGGGAATTCGTTTCTCCGTGTCGCTTGCAACATGGATTTCTGCCATCGCAATGGTCTCAAGGGGGGCGCGATGGCTATGGGTGACGATTGTATTGAAGCCATACCTACCACTCATACCGGTGCCTACGCAGAATTCATGAAAGACATGGGCATCACGCTCACGGATTGTCAGCAAATCACCGCTGACAATTTCAACTTTTGCAGTCAACAGTTCATTGGCGCGAAACCGCGTCCGGAACAGTCTCTAAAGCTTGTAGTCAAGCATCTGAAAATGGTGTCTGACGCAAAGAAAGCGGGGACCGATTGGATTGGCGGCTACGATAGTCTTAGGGAAAACATGCGGCATGACCCTAGGTGGGCAGCAGTAGATGCATATCTCGGGAGAGTGCAAGCGGCTCCCGAAAAACAGAGCGATGAACTACAAGAGAGTGAAAGAACTTACAGAGCGGCAGGTGGCTTGCTCGCCGGATGGTCTGGAGTGGTTAACATTAGCGCTTGACCCATTTCATGACTATCAGCGACCAGTAGCTGGGTATCCGGACACAGACAATTCGCATACAATTGTCTCATGTCAACAGTCCACGGTTGAAATCAGCCATCCCCCTTTTGCAGTGGGGAATTGGGACTGCCATGTCTACACGCAACCATTTACCCAAACGTTGCGGTATATGGTAGCTGGTCACGTGCAAAACGGTGACCAGGACGTGTACGCATGGACAGCAGGGACTCAGATACCGCCGGGTATTGTGGGAATATTGTCGGAAGATGCCGGGAATTCAGTGTTCCCCAATTCGACCGATGTGTATGCACCCATACACGGGGATAGCCACAACATCATCTCACCCGAGTTTAATACGCCGAATGCGCGTGTTATAGGGTGGGGTGTGGAGGTTACGAATACAACCGCGGAGCTGAATAAGCAAGGTACGGTTACAGTGTATCGTATGCCGCAAAACGTGTCGAAGGGATTGGCATGTATAGCGACACAGGCCAACCTCAACGGAGTAACGGAGATAGCGAAAATGAAATTCTTGCCATCCAATGCCAGTGCGGCATTGAAATTGGGGGGTGCTCAGCAATGGGCGGCCAAAGACGGGGTCTACATGGTTGTTACGCAATCCAGCGTGGACAATCCTTTGGTTTCCCCAACGGGAATCAATCCCGTTTATTGTGACAACAATACCAATGGGAGCACTGTTTATTATACTGAGCCGATAACAGTGTCCCCAGGTGGAGTGCCGGTAGCACAGCCGGCATTGAACTTCAACTCCTCCGTTGTTGGGAAGGTGTTGCCGTACAACTCAAGCGGAGCAATCTTTTCCGGATTGTCGAACTCATCTACACTGCGCATCAGAACTAAAGTGTACATTGAGCGAGCGCCAACGATTGCCGAACAGTCGTTGTCGGTGTTGGCGTCTCCAAGTGCACCGTACGACAGCGTTGCACTGCGTGCATACTCTGATGCGTTGAGTATGTTGCCCCCTGGTGTTCCAGTCGGGTTTAATGCAGCTGGCGACTGGTGGAAGATGGTGTTGAAAGCGTTAGCAGTCACAGCTAGACCGCTGGGTAGCATGCTCGGACCTTTTGGGTCTATGGCAGGCAACTTTGTGGCGGATGCGGCAGTCAACAAATTCCGTAACACCAACAACAGCAATGCTAGACGGACTACGCAAGTGGACACGATAGATAGCAACTGCAAGGTGCCCGTGATAAACGGGCAGGCTAAGAAAAAGAAGAAGAAACGCACTAAAGCGTAGGCCTTCTTTTGTCTTGGCAGCCAGGGCTCTGCGAAACAGAGTACGCGAGAGCGTAGACTCATTTTGTGGGGCCCTGCGGGGCGCCTAAGAGCACAACAGCCGTTGTGTCGCCCCTTAAGCGACGCCGTGAAAGTTAAACACGACAAACTCCAGAGTAAGGTAGTAAAGAGTGATGAAGCAATGATCGATTTTGACGATTCTTTAGCCAAAAA